ACCCCCGTTGCGTCGTTTGTCGTGCTGGTTTGAAACGCAGTGCGGTTTGCCAGCGTGGCGTTGCTGAAGTCGCCCTGTATCCGCGCGCCCGTTGCGCTGAACGTGTAGGTGGTGGCCGATGTACCTGCGCGCGTCTGGGCGATGAACGACGCATGGGCGCGCAAATAGTCGTCTATCGTTCCCCTGGCCGACTCTGCGCCTGCCGGTGAGTTGGACGCCGCTGTGGTGGACAGGTCGGTGATTAGCGATGGTACGGGCATGGTTCATCCGGGCAAAAAAAATAGCGCCGGTATCGGAGTTCTCCGACAGCGCGGCGCTGGGTGGCGTGGCAGGATGTGGCGGTTATAGAAAGGCGTCTGATGGATAGCGAGCAGTACTACAGAATCCTGGCGGTGGCGGCCATCTCTGCGGTTGTGCCGACCGTTGTGTCACTGATTCAGCAAGCCTTGCAGCGCAGGGCTGAGCGCAACACCACTCGGCACAGCAAGCCTGCGGGCCGCGTCCGATAGCAATCCGTAGCCTGCGCCTTGGCGTCCGGTGAGCAGGCTGGATAGCGCGCGCTGGCCGGTGGCGGTGTAAGCCAATGCGGGCACTGCACCCAGAGCCAGCCAAGGGTTGATCGTGACGGCCCCACCCGCAGCGCCACCGGCGATGGCTGCAGGAAGTAGGCGGCCAGCAGTACCGGAGTCCGGCGTTCTTTGAGCCAGTACAGACTTGCCAGCGTCCGACAAGTCCTGCATCAGCGCATCGCCTCTTGCGAATCGTGATCGCGTCGGGTCAAGCGCCCGCACTGCGTTTTGCAGTTGCGATGCAGAGAAAACCCCATCATTGGCACCAACAGACGACGCTGCACGCTGAGTGCGCAGGAAGTTTGCGTAGGCAGTATTGGCCGCCCTTACAGCATCCGCTGCACCCCGCGGTGCTTGGCGCTGCACCGCATCTCTCAGTGCCGTCTGCGCTTCCGAAATTGCCTGGCCAAGTTGACGCTGATCAAAATCAAGCGATCTGCCATACCCTCGAGCCATCTGCCCGAGCTGGCTTTCGGCGGCTTTCATTGCCTCCGGCGTCAGTATGCCGTTCTGCGCCCTGTCGGCAATCTCGGTTTGCAAGAGTCTTGCGAATTGATCCGCTGTCTCTTTCGGAAGAACAGTCAGCCTGTTTTGCAAACCGGTAAGGGCGGTCGACAACTGTGGGTCAAGTCGAATTGGCCCGACCGCATTTAGTGCGTCGTCGTAAGCCTGTCCAATGCGCTGCCCAACAAAGCGCACCGCGTCTCTGCCTGCAACGCCATCCGGTAATTGCTCGCCAAACGGAGCAAGCGCCCGATTAAATGCAGCGCGGTTAAATTGCTCATTCGCCCTGCCCTGACCGCTAGCGATAGCAGAGCCAAGCAACGGCACGCTGGTCAGCTTTTCTTCTGCCGTCTTGAACCCGCCGCCCATGATCTGGCCAATGGTTGGCGTGACGCCTTCGCGCTGCAGCAACGCCACCTGCGGGTTGACTGTTGGAGATATAGCGCGGCCAAGCATGTTGCCAACTGGCCCAGCAACAGCGCCGCCTAACGTACCGGCTTTCAGTTGCTCCAGCTTTTGCTCGCCAAAGTTGCCGCCCATAACTGGCTGCAGCGCGCCGGACAGCGCGCCACCCCCTGCGCCAAACGTGGCCGCCGCACCGAGCGTGCCGCCAGCCGGAAGCGCCATTGTCAACGGCAACGTGCTTGCAACGTTTCCAAACATGCGCCCGAAATCAAAGTCGTCCTGGCCGCCGCGTATGTTGGTCTTGTACTGCGAATCTTGCTGAGTGACGTACTTGTCGAACTCGGCCGCTTTCCTTTCGGCACCAGGCAGGCCCACAGCGGCACCGGCACGGGTAAACATCTGGCCCAGCGCGTTGATAGGGTCTGCAATGCCTTGGGCCACGCCCTGCGCGCCACGCATGAATGCACCAGGGCGCTCTTGCTCTGGGGCTTGCGCCATTGCCGACATAAGCTCGCCAGACAAATCCCTGCCGCCTTGTGATTGCGTGCCGGAAATTTCCGCAGACAGATCGCGGCCTTTTCTTTGCGCCGTTTCGCTTCCCATGATTTTGCTCACATAGTTGCGTGTTTCAGGCGGCGCTTTCTCCATGCCGTACTTGGCGACGGCATTCGGCCCCCAGTTGTGCGATGCCAGTGCCTTTGCGTAATCGCCGTTGTACCTGTCTAGGTTCTGCTTTAAGTACGTCAGCCCGCCAGTGATGTTTTGCTTGGCGTCGTAAGGGTCGACTCGCAAGTCTCTTGCGGTGCTTGGCAGCAGTTGCGTCAAGCCGATTGCGCGCTCATCCCGCTTTGGTAACACCGGGCCAATGGCTTTGGGGTTCCAGCTAGATTCTGCCTGGATGAGCCGGTCAGCAATTCCCCAGTCCAGCCCTAGCCGTTCAGCTTCAGCCTTAGCAAACGCGCGTAACTCGTTGCTCATGTTTACTTGATCTCAAATTTTTTGCTTAGCAGCTCAAAGACTTCATTTCGCGTAATGTTTGGGTTTGTCTTTCTCATGCTTGCAAACGTCGTGTCTACGTCAGCTTGCGTAGCCGGAGGCTTAGGCCCGAGCACTTTGCCTTCTACTTTTTGCGTACCAAGGCCGCCAGGCTTAGTTGGTTGCGGTTGCGGCGCTGGTGATGGCTGCGCTTGCGGTGGCACAGCAGTCGCTGGCCGTGGCGTCGGCGCTGGCGCGGGCGACGTAGGCGGCTGCTTATACCCTTCGCTGTAAAACGTTGTGATTCCTTGCTGCATTAGCTCGTACTCCCGCTTGAAGAGCTTGAGTTTTTCAACCGCAGCAGCAGGCTCATCGTTAGCAGACGGAACAAACGGCTTCAGGCGCGGAAACTCCGCAGCACTAACAGCAGCCCCTGATCTGTCATGGATTTTCATGCTGCCGATGTCTGCAATCATTGCCCGGACTGCAACGCCTTCCGGGTCGGTGCGCTGACGCACAGCATCGCCCATCAGGTTTTTTAGACCAAGCGCATTGGGGTACTTTTGAACCCCTGTAATTGCTTCGTCAATCTTGTTCAGCGCAACCTGATTCTCAATGTATCCATTTGCCACGGTGTCAGGCAGGTCTTTTAACGGCCTTGGAACTGGCGCACCACTGGGAGAGGTTGCTGGCTCTACCTTTCCTGTTCTGGTATTGACAACAGAAACCGTATCGCCTGCAGCAACAGGCTGGAAGTTTGGTGCGAACTCTTTAGGCACGCGGTGCACAACTTGATCTGGTTGGCCTTCTGGGAAATATTCAATCGTCGTGCCAGTGTCTCTGCTGCTGTATTTGACTGGGCCGGTGGCCTTGCGGAGGACGGCCGGGTTGTTGCTCGCGGCAAACGCGGCAACCGAATCTGGTGTGTATTCGCCTGGATTGATCTTTGCCCACGGCGAATCGGCTTGCATGTCTTTGCGCAGCTTCATGGCCTGCAGCGGGCTGACTTGCATCAGATTGTTGAAAAACTTGCCTTGGTCAAACCCGCCCTGCGTCGGCAACGAAACTGATTGCTTGGGGCCGACAGTGTTTAATCCGCTGTTGGTTGCTTGCAGCAAAGCCGAATCAAACTCAGTATCGCCAGACATGTTTGCGAGCAGCATCTGCCCTTGTTGTGAGCCAGGCGCAACGCCGCCGCCAAGTGAACCAGGAGATGGCGGGACAAACGAATTGCGTGCAGCGGCTTTGATCTGCGCATCTAGATCGCGCGCGGTCTGCCTGTCTTCGTCTTCCTGCTGCATCTTGCGCATCTGATACGCCTGCAGCATCTGCTTGTAGCGGGTAGCTTCCGCAGCCTGCTGCGCAGCCGGGAACGCGCCAAACGCAGCGCCCAGCCCGCCACCCTGCGACATAGGTGTCAGCAATGCCTGCGACGCACCCAGCAGGCCCATGGTGATCGGGTCATTGAACCCACCGCGTGCATCGAGCAATCCCGGCATGTCAGCCTCCGGTTACGGGCGAATACTGGTCATAGCCGCTACCGGTCACGCCATAGCTTGGAGCCATGGGCGCGGCAGCCGGTGCAACACGGCTAGGCATGGCAGGCGGCATGTAGCCCTGTCTGCGCGACAGCAGCCCGCCCATGTAGTTGTTCATCATCTGCGCGCTGCGCGTGTTGCCGCCGTACTGCGGAAACGGTGACTGTCCAAAGCCGCGAAACAGTGCGCTGAATTGCGGCGCAAACATGCCGGGGTTTTGCATAGCAGGCCCGCCGAGCAATCCACCGAGATACTGCGAGCCTTGCGGCATGTAGCCGCTGGTGATGTTTGACCAGTTCATGATTACCCCCTTTTGCCAAACCAACCGCCAACAGGCGTAAACGGTGAGGCGTCTTCAATCGACATGCTGCCGCCCGTAGAGCTATCAAACGGATTGCCGCCGCCACTGCCTAACAAGCCAAAGCTGCGCGCCATACCCAAAGCCCCAGCCGTACCACCCAGCGTACCCAGCATCGGGTTGATGGACTGCGATGCGCTTGCAGTACGTCCCAAGTTGGGATTGAACATGGACGCATAAACGTCTAGCTGCTGACGCGGGTAGTTGTTGGCGTCCTGGAACTGCGCGTAGTCTGCGTTCAGGTAGTTTTGGCCGAGTGCCTGCTGCTGCTGGCCGATGCTGTTTAGAGCGTTTGCATTGCCAAAATCGAACGCTTGTCGTGCGCCGGCAAAAGTTGGGGCGAATTGCGCTGCGCCTAACTGGCGACCGCGCTCTGCCTGGAAGTTCTGCCCGTACAACCCAAGCCCAAGCTGGCCCAGCGAGTCACCGAATGCGCGGTTCTGTTGGCCCTGCAGTTCCGACTGAGCGCTACCACCGAATGCGCCGCCAAAGCCCGCTGCGGCGTTGGTCTGCGCTGCCGTGCCCATCTTGTACGCATCGGCCATGCGGCCCGCAGCGGCATCGTAGGTGCCTTGCAGGTATGGGTTGCTGTCCGGCGACAGGTACGCGCCCGACATGGTTTTGGACAGTTCGCCTTGCGCTTGATCGAACAACGGCTGGTTGTAGTTGGCCGCATTGCGCGCCATGTCCATGCCGGCCAGCGTGTCTTCGGTAAACGGAGCAACGCGGTTGTAGCCGTATTCGTTGTACGGCAGGTTTGCAACGTCCTGCACGCGCTGGGCGTATTCGGGCGCATAGGGCTGCAGAAAGTCTGGCAACTCTTGCTTGCTGACTTGCGTGCCGCTGTTCTTTGATGATCTGCCGCCAAGCAGACCGCCCAACAACGTAGCGCCAATTGCAATCGGATTCACATTAATTCCCCGTCAATGATCGAGCGGCTACCCAGGTGCCAGGCGTGCCGCTCGCAACGCACACCCACTCCGTAATCACATACTTGCTGCCAGCCGTGCCCAGCTCCGTCGGCGTGCTGTTGCGCACCACATCGCCCTGCATCCAGTCGCCCGTCGTCGGGAACGAGGTATTAGCGGCGTGGATGGAGGCAATGCGGCCTTCTGTTGCCCCATTCACTTGGCGTGCAAGGCTTGCCAGCAGGTGCTTTAGAAATGGCAGGAAGGTTGGCCCCGTCAGCGACGGCAGCACCGGGTCTTCGTTGAGCTTCATTCGGAGCTGACTCCCGACAGGTCGACATCCAGCGCGGTGATTTCAAACCCGCCTGTGACGGTCATATCCACCTGATGCCAACGCGCCTCTGCCAGCACATCGAATCTCTTGTTGCTGTAGGTGGCAGATTGGTATGTGGATGGCACATCGCCTAGTGCATCGCCCACAAGCAGGTTCATGCTGGCAGCGGTGGGATTGGCAATGAAGCGCGGACGCACCCGGCGCATCAGCGACAAATTGCCGTCAGTGCCAAAGTATGTTGTGCGGAATGTGCTGCTGTTGGCGGAGCCGTTCAGCGTTGCGATACGGTCGCCAGTGGTGACGATCGCCGCCGCTTCCATATCCGCGTCACGGAACAGGTCGTCGTAGCTCGGTGCGTCGATTGCTTCGTACGTCACACCAACCGGCGGCACAGTATCGAACGTACTGGACGGGGCCAAGTACTGCAGGCCAAACCTTGCTGCGTAGTTGCGCCCTCTGCCCCACTTGCCGGTGATAAAAGAGTAGATCAGGCAGTCATTAAGGCTGCCCGTTGACTCGCTGTTGGCAAACAGGATGTAGACGACGCCTTCTGCGCGGTCTACAACGCAAGAGGTTTTCTCACGGTATGTGGGATTCAGCCGCTGGTAAAACCACCGACGTACTATCCCGTCCCCAATTTTAACAGGGCGCGAGCCGTCAAACACATACATGCCGCGCGGGCCAACAACAAAATGTGCGGGCGCACCATTCACCACAATCTGCGCCACCGCGTACTTGCCGACGCACCCGCCATCGCCTGGCACTAGCTGCCAAGTCCACCACAGCGGCGGGCCGGAATTAGTGCCCAAATACACGCCCGAATTCTTGTACACCACCATCTGCTCGCCCAGAGGCTTGGCGGCACGAATGGGGCCGGGTGTGGCATACAGTCGCCCACGCACAGAGCCGCTTGCAATGGCAGGCGTCCAGTCCGTAGCATTGGCCTGCGCACTGCTCCACCAGCCGTCGTCATAGTCCCAACTCGAGCCGTCGGATGCGTTGAACGCCATCACAAACAGGCCAACCGTCTCCACAATCTCAGCGCGCGGTGCGCCAGTGATGTCAGCAAACAGGCTGCCAGTGGATACCTGCATCACCGTGCCGTTGTTGGCCGCCAGCACCTGGTTGCCGAAGGTGGTGAAGTACCAGCTACTGGAAGCGGGCGCGGAGTAGTTACCTGCTGAGCGGGTAACGTCCGTCCATGTCGATCCGCTGGCAGAGTACAGCTTCGTGGCCGTGCCCATGTATAGGGTCTTGGAGCTATCCACGCGCTCCACAGTGGCCGCGCCGTAGATTTCCGATGCAGCGGTAGCGATGCCCGTGTCCAACGCCTCTGGAGCGGATTTGATGCTGCGCTCGATGGGCATGACGCCGGTAGCGTCCACCAGTGCGCCAGCCACACCCGGATCAGCGTCCGGAGCGAATTGAGTCAGCGGAACCAGCATGTCAGCCGAACCGGATGTCATAGGCCGGCAGATGCACCGGCAGTTCGCGCTGCTTGTACCAGGTGGCCGAATTCTCAACGTTGCGCAGCTCGTTGCGGTTCAGTTCCGCGATGCGCGCAATCGTCATCTGTTCGTACTGCACCAGGCGCGTGTCATCCAGCACGAACTTGCGCGCCTCTGCGAGCGATGCCATGAGATACACATCCGGGTAGTCCTGCAGCACCCAATTGGTGTCGCTGTCCGCTACCAAGTTTGGTAGGCGCACCGAGTAGATAAAGGTGGGCGACGAACTCTCAGCCGGGTAGAGCTTGATCTGGTTGTTAACGATGGAATACACCGGGTAGGTAGGCCGGATGCCTCCCTGATCCATTGCCCGCATGTCTGCAGCGGTGATGGCCTTGTATTCGACTGTGCCTAGCGTCATTGAGATTGCCGCGCGGAAATCATTCGGCAGCGAAGCAATGCCATTGACCACGCTCAGCGTCGTGGACGCCTCCATGCGCGGCGAAGTGATGTTGCGAGCAAGTCGGTTAGTAGCAAACTCGATGAACGTCGGAATCCTGTCTGTCAGATCGTTGCGATGCAGCCATGCGGCCACCTGCGTCTTGAGTTCCGCGTACGTATCGAGCGCCATAGTTCCCTCTGGTGATGGTGGGGCCAGCCTTGTGAGCCGGCCCCTTACTGCTTAACGCTTAGGGCGATCAGCCGTCAGCGTGGATGCGCGCAGCCAGTTGAGCGCGGATCGTCTTGTAGCCGTACAGAACGTCAATCCTGCAAGGCATGGTGTCCGTGCTAATTGCGTACTGGCGCACGGTACGAAGCGAGATGCCGTCATAGACTTCCCTTGCCGCGAAATCGACGCCTTTGGGCATCACCAGGTCAGCGGTTGCAAAGGCAAACGCATCGCGGTGGAAGACCATCGACGGGGTGAGCAGCTCAGACGCACCAGCACCAACCTTCACGATGGCCGAAGAGTTGGCCATGCCGGCCGCGACAACGTTCTGACGGCCGCCAGAGGTGTAGATGGCCGGAGCAAACGACAGCGAACCAGCGCCACCAGCGTAGTCAGCGGTCACCACGAACTGCTGCAGCACGCCCGTGGAAACTTTCGTTTCCGGGTGGACGCGGAAGCAACCCGCAACGGTGAACACGTCGCCAGCCTTGAAGGTCGTGCTACCAGCGGATGCCACGGTGACGGCGGTCGAGCCGTTGGTGGTCACTGCGCCGTTGACCGAGTAGGTGGTGGTCTTGGCGGCGGTGCCGGTCTGGTGATTGGCGAGCAGCGTGTTTTCGTAGAAGTCGAAACCACCGGTGCGGCCCATCATGCCCTCTTTGTACTGCTGCTTGATCGCGTTGGAGTCCTGGAACAGACCTTTCAGCGAATCCACCAGCTTGGCGGTGTGGTCGGTAGACAGCAACGCAGCGCGGTTGTTGTCCATCGGAGCCAGCGAGTCATTCAGCAGCTTGCGGCCCTGCATGATGTTCAGGAACGAGATAGCAGCAGTGTCGTTGTCGACAATGTTGTACACGTCCTTGTACATGCTGAGCGCATCAGCTTCGATGTTCGCAGCCAGCACAGCCATTGCAGGCTCAAGAATCCGAGACGAGAAGTCGTCCAGGCTCAGGGTCAGCTCGGCGCTGCTGAAGCTGATATCCACGCCCTTTTGCGTAGCGATTTGCAGCGTGGTGCTGGTCTCACTGGTGTCCTGCGTGGACAGGTTTGCGCCAGTGCGGACGACGTACTCGTTGGGTAGACGAATCTTCAGCGAGTCGCCGATCTTTGCGCCAGAGTTGGCGAACGAGTCGTCATACGTCCGGTTGATGTTGCCGATGAAGTTGAGCTTCTGGTGCAGGATTTGCAGAGCCTTGCGGGTCACTGCGGTGGGGGTAAGGATAGTGTTAGGCATGATGCGTCCTAGAAATGAAAAAAGCCGCTTTCGCGGCTTTGGGTTTGTGTGTGACTAAGTTGTGGTGAGTGCTATCGGCGTGCAGATGCCGTGCGCCGCTGTTCGTGGCGCATCCAGTCTTCGATGCTCATCTTGTCGGGATCAACAGTGGCTTTTGCGTTGCCGCCGCTGATGGTGCGAACAGGTTTTGCAGCGACTGCCGGTGCAGCAGCGCCCGCCTTTTTGGTCATCTCAGCGAGCACTTTTTGCGCATGAAGTGCCTTCACGATCCACGGTTCGCGGATGCCGTTCAGTTGCTCTTCTTTTGCGCCCAGTGACTTCGCTACTTCGCGCAGGGATTGCGCGTAGTCGGGTGACCACCCTTTAATCTCGCGGCTCAATGCCTCGTTTGCCTCTTGCAGTTGCCTGGCAGTTTCCTGCTGCTCCTGCATTGCTCGTTGGCCTTCGTGCTGCTGGATTTGTGCGACAAATTGTTGGCGTGAGTCTTTGAGTTGCTGATACTTCATGAACTCGCGCTGGGCCAGTTCGCCGTTGCTCTGGCTTAGGCTGTCCCAATCAACGCCTGCGTATTGCTGCAGACGCTCATCCAGCGCAGTGAGTCGCGCCACCGCTTGGATGTTTGCCCTTTCAGCCTCGATGCGTGCCTGCTGCTGCGCGAATGTCTGCTCGGCTTGTTGGCGTGTTTGCGCCAGTTCCTGCGTCTTTCGCGTGTAATCGGCTTGCCGAAGGATTGCGTCCTTCAACTCAGGCGGGAGTGCGTATTTCTTCCCCTCGTACTCGACTTCCTCGAAAACCTCTGGGTCAACGCCTTGCGTATCGCCATCGGTGTCGCTGGATTGGTCTGCAGTGGGGTCGCTTCCTGTCTCGGGCTGCGCCTGGTCGAGCGCGGGCTGCGAGAGTTCCGCCGCTTCCGGCAGATTGTTCTCTGTGTCGTTCATGTGTTTCCGAAGTGAACGCGCAATAAAAAAGCCGCCCGAAGGCGGCTTGTGCTAACCGATTGCGCTGCGGTTAGATACTGGCGAGCAGGACGGCGATGTCGTCTTCGTCGTCGCGCTCTATCTGTTCGCGCATGAGGCGCGCGATGAGTGCGGTTTGCAGTGCGTCTGCGTAAACCTTGCGGATGTCTTCGCTAATTCGGCGGGCTTCTTTGGCAAGCCCTGCGTAATCCGGCCCCTTGATGGGCTGCACCACCACGGCCTGGGCGGCCACAGCGGCGGGTGCTTCTACGTCTTGCGTGGCAGCGTCTTGCGCGTCTTCCTGTGCGGCGTCGTAGGCTCTACGCACGCTCATCGGATCAAGCGGATCAACCTCCATCCACCGACTGCCCACCCGCACGCGGTAGCGCGTCCTGGGCGCATAGCCTGGGGTTGCACTGAGTGCTACGGTAAGCGGCGGCAGAACTTCGCAACGCTGGCCCGCAGCGAATGCATCGCCGGTAGCGAAATTGATTAGCGCGTTGTTCGTGAGGCCAAACGCCAAACCGGCAGCGACGGCATTGCCTGCGGCAGTCTCCAGCGTTACGTTCTCGGAAACCGTTGCGCCTATTGGGCCGCCCGCTACAGCGTTACCAATGCCCGCCGAAACGATGCCGCCCTGCAAGACACTCGCTTGGCTTCCTGCGGCCACCGCATTGCCAACGCCAAACGTGATCGTCGTGGCAATCGCCGCCTGGCCACCACCGTTGGCTACCGCATTGCCGACGTTGGCAGAGATGGTCGTGGGCGACGTACCTTGGTATTGCCCCTCTGCCCAGGTGACGCGGACGACGTACGGCATGGTTAGGCGCTCACGAAACGCAACCGCAGATCAGACCAGTCCGTCACAGCAGCCCAGTCGCCAGGCGCGACAGCCAGCGCGTAGGTGCCGTTGGCATTTTTCGCCGTGTCAGTCTTAATGAGCGTGCCACCAGACCCCTGGCGTAGCGACACCGTGACGGTTGCGCCACCGTCGACGCCCGTCACTTTGTAATTGATGACAAGGTTGGTGCCGACCTGCGGAGGCGTCATGGACGCCAGCTTCACCTCGTCGGTCTGGCCGGCTGCGGTAGCGACGATGTAATCGTTGTCGTCGGCTACCGTCTCGTCAATTAGGGTGTAGTGCGTGCTGCCGGATGAAGTCGACCACTGTGTGGTGATGTCGGACGTGGGGCGGGCGTAGGTGTAGGTGATGCTGGAAACGGTAACGGAAATCGGCGCTCTAACCGGCGCAAACAAACTCCACCTATTGATGTATCTTAAATATGCTTCTGCGTTGCTTAAAGACCGGCCCCAAATGTTTACCATCCCAATTGATCCGGCCAGCTTTCTAGTCGTGGTTTCCGACCAATTGCCAAGCTGGAACGGGTCAGTAGAATCCAAAATGCCTCTTGATGTTCCGGCTGGAGTAGAAGAAAACGAAACCGGCTTTCCGTTTATGTGCAAGAACGCAGTATTTGACGACACCCAAACGAAAACTAAATGTATTCTTGTGTTAACGGGAGCCGCAGAAGCAACAGAAATCCACTGATGATAAACCCCTGCGCCAAGATAAAAAGTAATCTCTATCGCGCCAGTGCTTCTTGTTAAGAATACTACCGATTGGGCTGCTGCCGTTGCGCCCCACTTAGAAAACAAAACCGGGGCGTTTGTTATAGACGTTGCAATGTAGTCTATTTCAAAAGAAAGCGATCCACTGAAATTATCAAACCACGGCACATCACCCCAAGACACATCCCCCGATGCCTGCGAGCCGTTAAAATTAAGCTGTGTTCCGTTTTGCCCAGTACCCCAAGTTATATTTGATGACGCAAGTACATTGGAATTTCTTCTTTTTTGACTAGCATCAACTACGCAGCCTGCCTGATTCATTGGCAAAGAAACAATCAATTCTTTTGCAATAGAATTGCTTGAGTCAACCAAGACAGGGTAGTCTGGCTGATTTGACCGGGGAGATGGCAGCAGTATTGACATTATGTGTACTGAGCCTGCACACGTTCGTAAACAAATTGGTGATCGCCCGCTGTGGCACTTAAAGCACCGCCGTGGGTATCGATTACAACAAGGCCCCAATAAGGCGGAAGCTGCCCGCCGAATGCCTGCGCAACGCTAGTCGGAGGCATGTAGTAAGCCCTTGCGACAGACGCATCTGTAGGCTGCGACCACAAAAGACGCAACGCACCCACAACTTGATTTCGAGAGTCAAAAGTAACCGCGGCATCACTGCCCGTCACTTTATTGTATGTCGGCGTTGTAGAAATGCTTGTATAGCTATACGCCCAAATTTCTACCGCGCCGACCGTTGCATTGGACTGAATAGCTGTTTTACCGCTAACCAAGTGGTCAATGTCAAGATTTGAAGTATTGTTAACCGCCGTGCTTTCTCGACCAGCAACACCTGTAGTGCTTGCGGCAAGACTGGTTAGCGTGATCGTGATTGACGATGTATCCGCGCTAGACGCAGGATACTTAAGTTTAATATCACCAGGCATATTTTAATCCTTTACACAATTACGGCATTTGTTATAGAGTAAACGTGAACCGCATCGTTTACAGTTATGTACATTTTGGTAGTAGACGGATCGTATACTACGTAAGAAGAAGCAAGTTCAAACGGAAGCTCTGGCGTAGTTGTGTACGGGATAGGGAAATCCCACACACCATAGGGCTTGACTTGATTAAACACTTTTGTCCCGCTTTGCACCGCAGCCAAATCGTCTACGTTATACGCATAAACTTTTGCGTAATAAGGATATGAAAACGGGGCATTTTGCGTTGAAGCGCCAGGGCCGTAAATCCTAGCAGCTACCGGCGATGCGGTTCCTCCGTCGTACTGCCCTGGGACTCCGTATGTCGAATACCCGTCGCCGTTATAACCAAATATAAGTATGCTTTTTGTTCCATTTGGAAATATTCCTCCCATGCACGAACCGTCCCACTTCCTTACAGTGTTTATTTCTCGTGCTTGGCTTGCAGCGCCGTCAGTGCTTAATGCCTGCATTTCATCTACAAAATACCCAAACAATTGCTTGCCGTTTGCGTTGGGATAAATTTTATATGTGCTGCTAGAAGTTGGCGCTGTACCCCAGTTGCTATCAACGGTTACCGTTTTTGTCGCTGATACATATCCGGTAATTTTCTTTACATGCCCCTTCGGCGTAGATGCACTTGGGACGTAAATAAGCATCCCGTTATAGAATCCGTCTGCTCTAGTGTCGCTTGCAGAAATAACAATGGTATTTGATCCTGATCCTGCGCCTTGAGCAGTACCGGAGGTGTATTTGCTTATTGCGTCGTCAATATCCGCGTTACTAAACGCGCACCCGCTAGGGCCGTCTGATTGAGTCGTAATAACCGACATCGCAAATATGCCGCCGATGTATTGCTTATCCCCTAATGCCGCCTGATGCTCCGGTGGGATAGGAAAAACATATCCGACAGACCATCGACTATCATAGTTTGGATTTGCTGCGGCTACGGCCGGGTCTTTGACTGTAAAAATACCATCAATCGTATTACTTGAAAGTTGAGCGTCCCTTTTCCACCATAAAGAGTATGGTTGATCCGTGTAGTAAACGCTCGCCCCCATAATCATTTTTGATGTGCTGGTTAAATATACCGCTTGCGTTGAACCAGCATACCAGCCGGAATCGCCAATTCCAGAGTTCCGCAACTGCCCATTGTAAATATCATAAAAATTATTAAAATCGTTTGACGCCGGAAATGACATTGACGAATAGGGCAAACTCGTCCTTGGTGTTGTATAAGCATTACCCAATGTGCTTGGTATTTGTATTTCCGCGTTTTTTAGCGGATTAGTATTAGGGTTACCGTTAAACGCGCTACATAGGAAAGACCTGCCAGACCCGCTACTTGCCGACGGGTTTAAGGCAAGAACTTTACCTTTACCAAGCGAGTCATTATAAAGTGCTGATGTGATTTGAAAAGAACCAAGGTATTGAATGTTATTGGAAAAAACCAAGTTGGATGCGACATTCCCCGTCACAGATACAGCGGCAGAAGTTGCGACTGTGGTGTCGTGCGGGGCTTCGTATGTGGTTCCGTTATTTGAAGGGTTCAGAAAGAACGCCGTTTCTCGAACGGTAATTGCTTTTCCAGAGTCAGCTTGTACAGTCGTATAAGTCCCGCTGACCGCATTAGTAATTGCTGCGCCATCCCTATACCATTGCCAACTACGCTGCACTGGATATTGGCCAGCTACATATTCGTTTTGCCAGACGGCAGGGTTAGGAATGAGCGTGCTACCAACAGCAGTGGCTGTTCCTGAGTACGTCCCGACACTGGGCGCGGCAATTAGCGTTGGCCCGCTACCGGCCCTTGCCCAGCGCAGCGCTACGTTGACTTGGCCTGGCATGCTTAGGACTGCGTGATGGTCAGGATGTCGTTGTCAGCACCGCTCCAATCGAGCGTCAGCGAACCCGCAACAATGGATCGATCCGAGCCAAGGTCAACGTATGCCAGGCACTGCTTTGCAGCGTTGGTGGCGTTGTAAATGATCCCCCACCGCGCAGCGGTAAACCCAGTGGCGTCTTGGTTAACGACGACGTTGGCCGCACGCAATGTCGGCACGCCGCTCACAACCGTCCACGTTACCGACGACAGGGCGGGCCCGCCTGCGGTGTAGCTGGTGCCAGCAGCTACTTGGTTGGTGGCCATGTTGGTCGTGCCCGTGCCTCCGAAATGCGGGACAGCGGTTGCCACGGTAGGCGTAGTTGCCGACGTGATTAGCCCGAGCTTGAGCGAATCAGCGCTCAGGTCGTGGAGCTTCTTGCCTAAGTCATGCAGACCCTGGCCGAACCACCGAATATCCCCCACAGCCATAATTAAACCCCTCTAAAGAATCTGCCGTGCAAAGAGACGGCAACTTGTTGATATGCCGCTGCCGCAAGGGCAACGTCGTCGAAATACCCAATGTGCGTGCGCTTCCCGTTAACCATGCAACGCGCAGCCCACTTCTTAACCGACTGGTTCCAATTGACGCCTTTGAAGCCGGACTTGTTGTTTGCGTGCTTGCCTCTGTTGCACTGGTTCTCTGACCGCGTTGCAAGCCTCAGGTTTTCTATGCGGTTGTCCGTTTTGATGCCATTTACGTGGTCAATGTCGGACTTTGGAAACTCGCCATTAACAAAAGCCCATGCGAGCCTGTGCGCTAAGTACGACACGCCATCGACTTTCACTCTGCAATAACCGAGACTGTTTACGCTGGACGCAACATCACCAGGCTTCGCACAGCCACGAGATTCGGCCCACGTAAAGACACCCGAATCTTTGTTGTATCGGAGTCTTTTCTTTACGGAGTCAATATCCCCGACAGCCATTTTTTACCTCACTGAAGTTGTTGCGAAGCCGGCAGCACAGGCTCGACGCCGGCTACTTTGTTCGTTTTGGGATCACGCACCACCCGCTTGGGCGCTGCCATTGCTGCGGCCAATCCGGCCATCATTTCCGACATCGACGACTGCATCTCGCGCATCCCGCTAGCAACGTCAGCCATGGACTGCACCAACCCGCTTGGGCTTGCGTCAGCTATAGCGGGCGTCTGGATGGGTTCAGCGGGCACCATCTCAGGCATAGGTGGCACGACAGACTCCACGCCCACCACCTTGTCGTTCTGATCGCGCACCACACGCTTGGGCGCTGTCGCCACACTGGCCAACCCGCTGACCTGCTGAGACAGCGATGACTGCATCGCCTGCATGCCCGCGGTGATTTCCTGCGTTGTCTGTATGAGCGCGTCCACCGTGCCCAAGTCGGTGCCGAGTTGCTGAGCCACCAGCCGCTTGTTCTCAACGTCAAACTGCCGCTGCTGCGAACTTTCCAGCGTGCCGGCTTTGAGCTGTTCGACGTACACACGCACCTGTGCGTCTAGGTTGGCCTTGTAGCGCTCCAGTTCTGCGCGCTGGTCTTCTATCGATTTCTGTAGCTGCAGCTTCTGCGCTTCGATCTGGCCGTCCTGCTGCACCTTCTGGGACTCCAGTTGCGCCTTTTGCATCTCTGCGGATTGCAGCGCTTGCTGCATCTGCTGCATCTGCATCTGCGCTTGCGAGAGCTGGGCCATCAGCGTCTGCTCGGTGACATCCTCGCCCTGCTCTTCCATCTTTTGGATGGCAGGCGGGAGCATCGTCTTGAACCGCGCGGCGATCTTCTCGGCTTCTGGAAAGTCCATATTGCGAGCCAGCACATCCATCAGCAGCGGCGCTGTGCTGGGATTCGCGCGCATCGTTTCCAGCAGGAAATTCTGCGTTTCATCGCGCTTGGTGCTGAACGACGGGCCGGCCTCGACCACTAAGTCGTACTTGCCGCGTGCGAGTTCGTAGACTTTGCCGTACTCGGCAGCTTGCCTGGGGTTGACCAGCACGTTCTTTACGTCGCCGTCTTCGCCCAGCACGCGCACCATGCGCTCAGTGTTGTAGACCGCTGGAATCAAGTCGATTAGGCAACGCCCCGCGTACTTGATGGCGCGTGACAGGTTGTCGATGAAGTGGAAGGTGCTGACATCGCCCTCGCGCTGCCTTGCAAGGATGGCGCGGCCACTGGTCTCGTTGCTTCTAGCGCCCAACGAGGCGTCGTAGATGCCCAAGATCGCCTTCATGTCATCCGAGCTATTCAGCGCCTCCTGCAACGCGCCAGCAGGCACGCCAGCAAACGGTTGGCGCTGCGGCGGGACAGCGCCTTCGTACTCTAAAAACGGGTGGCTCTTAACGTTGGCAGACTGCCATTTGGGATCGCCATCGAACGCCCCACGCGGCCCAATAAACGGAGCCTTTGGAGCCAGCGCAACCAACTCGGTGCTGGCAGTGCGCCAGAAGTTAAACATCATCTGAGAGTCGCGCGCATCACGCACCAGGCTGCGGAAATAGCGCTTGCCCTGAATGTTGACCTCATCGCCATAGACGGGGACGATCGGGATGTACTTACCCGGCCAATCAGTCGTCTCCAGCACTTCTGCGCCGGTCATGATGTGCTGCTTCACGCGATAACAGCGCGTCTCGCGCTCGCCAATGACGAAGAGCTGCTGCGCGTCCCACAGCGGGCGGTTGGCTTCGTACAGCTTGGCATCCAGCACCTGGCCGTTGCTTAGCTGCACAATAGGTTTCATGTACTCATCGCGCACCCAGTGCTCTGCAATGCGTACCGAGTCCTCGTTGCGCCACAAAGCGTCGCTGTCGTCACCGTCTGCGCTCCAATTGCTGGCGAGCGTGTTCTTGCCGTACTTGCTTTCGAACTCTGTCAGCGGCATCAGGTCGGTGACGAACCCAAACCGCCAGTCGCTGGCATCCGGTGCGGTGCTGGTGGGATCGGCGTAGACGGTCAGCGGGTTGGCAATGCGCTCAATCTTGATGTCTAGATCGAACGTGTCTTCGTGTGCGTAGTCGGTTGACAGCCGGAAGTATCCGAAGCCGGTGTAGACGGCAGATTCGAGCGCGGTGTCATACGCCACATCAGCATTGCTGCTCTGCTCGATGTTGCGGATCAGGCCGTTGTAAATGTTGGCCGTGTCCGGATCGGCTTCGCTATCAGCAGGCCGCACGCGGATCGCAGGCTTGTTCTGGCGCGCATCGTTCACCACCTGGCGAGCAAACGCCGGCATGCGATTGATCGTCAGGCACGGGCGGCCTTCCAATTCGCGTTGTTTGCGAACATGCAGCGGCCACTGCTCGCCCATGCGCGCGAACATCAAGTCATCAATGGCCCATTTCCGATTCTCGCTCTCTGCGTCGTGAGCCAGCCGAAACCGCTCCCGCGCATCCGCTAAAACGTCTTTATCAGCCATCACGACATCCAATGAATTTCGGCATCCGCAGGCTTGCGAGCCGGTTGTTGTTCCTTCAGCGCCACCGCCAGATAGCGAAACGCGTCGGCGTGGTGACTTGTCCAGTCATGCAGCGGGCCGAGTGATATCTGCCGCTTGTCGTCAATCTTTTCGCGGTACTGACGCAGTGCATCGAGCAGGCCAGCGCATCGGCGCTTATCGAACCAAGTGCGCGGCAGCAGCATCCGCACCGCGTTGATGCCGTCCTGCACGGGCAAATTCGGCGCAACCTTGAATCGGATGCCCAGGCTTGCAGCGGTTTCCAGTCTGCTGCGACCGCTACCCAGCTCACGCACCTCGATGTCGTGCGGTGCCCAGTGCTCGCCGTAGCTATAGCCGCGATCCTTCACCACGCGAACGTAGTGATCCAGTCCATGGCCGCTGGCCTCATACGCATCAACAATGCGCACAGAGCCGCCGCGCGGTGCCTGGAAGAACACGATCGTGGTGCTATCAGCGACGCCCAAATCCCACGCGGTATTGACTGGCACAGCAGGATCAATTGGCACATCGGTGATGCGCCCATCCGTCTCAGCCGCTTGTAAATCCTTCGCGTAGTACGCGCCCTGTATCGCGGCCTCAAAGCTGCACTCAAACTCCTGCGCGAACTGGTCGGCAGTCATCTGGCTGGCAGCTGCCTGCAATTCCTCTGCGGGCAAAATATCCGACTCAGACGCGCGCAGCATTAGCCGAAACCAATCTGGTTTACCGTCGGCTTCGCTGAAGATGCGATAGAAGCTGTTGTGGCCCTTTGGCGTGCCAATGAACGTGCAGCGCCCCTGCCGATCTGAAAGCAAAGGCCTCAGGGTTTCGCCCCAAAGCTGCGGCGCAAAGTCGGCGTATTCATCCAGGATTGCGTCGTCGAGATAAATCCCGCGCAACCTTACGTCTGCGTTGTCGGCACCGTACAGCCGGATGCGTGAGCCATTTGGGAAATCGGCCCTCAACTCCCCTTCGCTGAACTGCACACCAGGCACTACGCCGGCAAACTTCTTCAAATACCCCCAGGCCGTATCCTTGGCCTGCGAGTAGTACGGTGCGATATATGCCCCACGCCAGTCTGCACGCTGTGTCGTCAGCGCAGAGCGCAGCAGATCGTTGATGCACGCGACCGTCTTACCCGCGCGGCGATGGCAGACCATCACCGACCAACGCTGGGTGCGCTGGTGGAACGGCAGGAATGCCGTCCTTGGCGAGTAAGGAATTACGATGCGGGCTGATTCGCCCATGTAAACGTAATCGGTATGTCGCCGTTTTCGCCCGTGCCCTCAATGCTGACGGCAGATAAATCAGGCAGCGACTTGCGCAAAAGTATTTCGATTGCCTTTAGCTGCTGAGCAGTCAATTCCAGATCGCCAAGTCCGCAATCCGTAAGTCGATTTATGAGCTGACTGGTCTTAATCTTTTCCCGGATTTCGTCTTGATGCCGGGCGCGCAAACGTGCTGCCATTTCGGAGTTCCTGTCGGATTGTTCCGCAAAAAAGAAAACCGCCATGGCGGCGGTTAAAGTGGTGTCGGCCACTAAGGAGGAGACAGATAGGAAAGTTCCGAAGACACCTTCCCGCGAGAATTACATCACGGCTAAGTCTGCAATGGAACCGTGTGAAACCGTGTTACTTAGTTTCTTCAGCCTTCTGAAATCGACGACCGTACCAAACATCTACGAAGGCTCGCGGCCATGCAAGGCGGCCATTCGGTAGTTCGATGGGCTGGAAGTTGTGGAAGTGGCCAACCTTTGTACGGGCGTCGTGAATGGTTCTGTGCGCCACGCCAATGGCATCAGCGAATTCATTGGTACTCAGGTATTCGTCCGTCATTCAATGTTCCTTGCGTGCAGACTGATCTTCAGTTGTTCCCTAGCGCGCCCGTAAACGTCCTGTAGCGGCTCCCTTGCCCGGTACACGCTGGCGATGAGAACGTGGTGCACGGCGGTGCGCTCCAGGTGCGGCAGGCTGTCAATGGCCGCATCCACTGCCAATGCCTGCGAGTTGTCCACGTTGTCGACCATGCTGTCGAAATCGCTTCCAGCCCGGAACCGGATGCCCGCAGCGGTGCTCGGATACCCAAGTTCGTGCCGGTGGTCTGGCCTGCGCATCCAGTCCCGCCACAAGTCGAGCAACCAGGACAATCTGTCGTCGGTCATTTGCGAGCCTTCAGCAGTTGAGCGCGCAGCATCTCCAGGTGCTTGTCCTGCTCGGCCACTCGCGCTTCCAGTTGATGGATGTGCGTGATGGCTTCCCGCATCGCTCGACGAACGGCTCTGTATTCCATTGGCAGCATCGGCAACAGGCTGCGCATCTTTTCGACGATCAAGACAAGTCCACCAAGCGCAGGCGGCCGTCTGGATGCCAGCCGTGGACAACAATGCGCACGCCAGCCTCCCGCACCAGTGGCAGCAATGGGCTGTCGGTGATCTTGCGAACCCTGGCGGGCACGTTGCTTGCCGACGTTACCTGCACAGCCAAGACTTCGCCGCGCTTAATGCACAGCAGATCGATGAAGTTCCACAGGTCAACCTTCCACACCTTCATCGCCCCTGGCACGCCAACGCGCTTGGTCTGCTCGACCAGCTCAACGTGGTAGCCCTCGGCCTGCAGATGCTTCGTACTGCGCTGCGTCGGTGTCAGTGCCATTCCGGCTCCGTAGGCTTGAATTCGCTGGACTGTCCCGTGTAGCGATACATCACCCCGGCACCGTGCGGGTCTGTGATCGTTAGCTCGCAGGACACTGCGCCGATGTTTTCCGCATCCACCGCGCCCTGTGCCAGCAGCTCGAGCACCTTCTGCAGATCAGCGCTTATGTTCAAACCGCCGTCCTTTACACACCGGGCGTGCAATATTTACCGACCACACCGACCCGTCGTTGATCCGCAGTGCCGACGGATGTGTGCACACCCACACGAATGGCGCGCGCGCGCTGAGAAACGCAGGCTTGTGCTGCTTGGCGTACGTACATTGTGTACACGGCGGCTTGTCGTCTTTTAGGGCCAGTCGGCGAGCCACATCAGCCCGTAAAGCACAACAGCACCGGACAGCGCCCCAAGGCCGCTGTAGAGCATGTCCAGCAGCAGAGCGTCGATCACAGCGCAAAGTCCTGCGGGCGGCTCTTGTCGAACCATTTCGGCGCAATTCCCCGGCCGCTCCATGTCTTGCCGCTAGCAGGGTCGCGGTACTTGGCGGCCACCTTCTTTGCTGCCGACTTCATGCCTGAGCCGCCAGGGAATACGTCTTGGATGCGCAGGCCATGCGCGGCCACCAGATCGCGCACTTTGGCAATCGCTACCGCTGACAGCGCCTTACGCTCGGCGTCAATTGCGGCGTCAATCTCTGCGCGTTGCATCATCAGTTGTTCAATCATTGTCTGTCCTTGGTTGGTTAGCAAAAAAACTCAGCGTGTAGCGGTTGATAGCAACTGCTAGCAATTGATTGCAGGCGATATCAGGCCGCTCATGCATCACCCCCAAACGCCGGCTTGTTCAGCGCCTCGCGCGCAAACTGGATCGTGATTGGCGCAAGACTGCTGTCGCCATTTGCGTGGCGCTCCAAAATCTTGTGCGCCCAGGCACGCGGGTCTTTACGGTCGCTAACAGCAGCTTTCAGGGCGGCCGCTTTTTGCGCGCCGATCTCTATGTCAACCTGCCGGCGATTTGGCACAGGCAACGCAGGGCGGTGTGCAGCAGGCGGGATCTGCTCGCGCGCAAAGGCCACGAACTCCGGCAGCGTCGGCGGCCATGTCCACGCCTGTTCTGGCAACCGATGGACTGCAGCGGCCACAGCGTCTGCAGGCAGTGCTGCCAACGCGCGGCCCCACACCTTTTTCACCATGTCCGCCTCCTGGCCGTCGAACATCGTGCCCAAGCGCTGGCGCCCGTAAACGGCGGCCATCACCTCGAAAATCCGCTCAACCCAAGCGGCGGGCAGGGGCGGCTTCGATGTCGATGACGTTGTTGTCTGCTCGGTGATTTCCATGTGTCCGTCCTGTCAGCAAGTCCACAATCAGTTCGCGCTGCACCCGCGCAGGCTGGGCCGCCCGCACTTTTTTGAACCAGTTGGCAACAAACCTGGGTGCACTCGCAGGCGCTGCCGGCCTCTTTGCTGCGTTCAACTCCAGCCAGATCGACATCCGCGCAAACTCATCGTCTGCACTTGGGTAGAGCCGCCGGTAGCCAGCCCACACATCCGCAGGCATCAGGTATTCGCCTGTCTTGCATCGCACTGTGATCACGCCTGCGCCTCTTTTTCGCGGTGTATCGCCGAAAGCCCCCCTACCCCCCACAGAAGAAAGTGAGAGGTAGAAGAGGTATCGCCCCCTTTCGGGATCCAGACTTTCCGGCGCCTGGATACGCCCACCGGCCACCGTCTAGCGGTGACTACTGCTGTCGTGCAGGTAACGCTTGTCCTTTTCTTCCGCGCGGCGAGACAAGTGCGCCCTTAGTTAGCCCGGAGTGCTTAATCCTTTAGAGCGATTGCGCAACCGTTTGTAGGACGCCTACAGTCAAGCTCATGCACGCAGCCCCCCCCCCTCTGCCAAGTAGCTAGGGACGCAGCACCGACCGACGTAGGCCGGCTGCAGGCTCATTTCATGAGCCACCAGTGGTTCAGACTGCTGTACATGCATACAGTTATTCAGCCGGGTACAGATCGGGACGGAGCTGCTGCCTGGACACACCCGTCGCGGCTTCCACAGCCAGCACACGTTCGGCAGGGACGCGCTTCCACTGCGAAATGGCAGACACGCCTATGCCCATTGCCTCGGCGAGCTTCGTCATTGACTCGGAGCGCTCCAGTGCCAAATCAAGGCCAACATCGGTTCGTTTGGTTGATCTCATTGCATAACTTTAGACTATCTCAAGTCATGAACGCAAGTTATTTGAGTAGAACCCTGTGGACGGGCGCGTTTGTTGCCTCAACACTTGCGCATGACTTTCGGCGCACGTATGAAAGCCGCCAGGCGGCAGGCCGGCCTCACTCAGCAGCAAATGGCTGAGAGGCTAGGCGTGAATCATTCAAACGTGTCCCAATGGGAATCCGATAAGCACACGCCGCAGTTTTCGGCGGTTGTGAAGTTCTGCGAAGAGACTGGCGTCTCTCTTGATTGGCTTGTTTTGGGCCGCGCGCCAAACAATCAGTACGACAAGCGAATCAACGAACTGCCCGACGCGCTACGCGATTACGTTATTGCGACGCTTATCCGCGCGGAGACCTTGCAGCACATGATTCCAACAAAGTTCATGAAAAGCCCGTCAGCAAACGAGCTTCAATCGTTCAACGAGTACCTGGATGAGGTGGCAAAAAAGTCGCAGAAAGCTGGAGCGTAAAAATTTTTTGCTCCATAACTTAAGACCAGTTGACACTTAACTTCAGTTGATCTAAAGTTCTCTCACACCGCACTGAACGCGGCATGGAGGGAACGATGTTTGATCTGAACGCAGCACACCGACGCGCTTTTGATGAAGTCTGGGACGCATTGCCGTCCAACGATCCCGTTCCGGCACTGTTTGCCGCCGGCTACACGGTTGGCGCTCAGGAAGACCTGGCGAAATGGCTCATGGAAGAGGAAGTCTGCACGCCCGCCCAACTGGTGCGCGCAGTCCAGGCCGGCACTCTGGCCGCCTGGTATCACGAGTTCAGCAACGCCTGGGCAACCCGTCGAGCCTGGCAACTGAAGCGCCTGCACGCACTCGGCGAAGACATGTCCGATGCAACGGAGGGCTGGCAATGAGCACTCTGACTCTGCACACCAGCGAGCCTGTGACCATCAGCACACAGGACATAAACGGAGGCGTCTGTGCGCCTTTCCGTGTGCTGAAGGTCTCTGTTGTCTGCAACGACGGTCACCGCATGACTGTCGACATCTGCTGCCCGATTGACTCGACGCCGGACATTGACCTGTCTGCGCAGCAAATCGTGTTGCGCAAGGAGGCGGCATGACCGCACGCCAACAAATCGAGCAGGCGGGCCGTGCGCCCATCTTGGGTTGGTGCGACCAGCGCCGCAAAGGGTACCCGGTGAATCTCACCAAAACGGACATCCGCAAGACATGGGCAGCAGTCCAGAAAGTTCAGGAGAAACAGAAATGAGCAACTCGCATTCGACGCGATACGGCCAAGGCTGGCGCGACTGCCAGCAACATCGGCGCGAGCTGGATGCCGCCGAGGGCATCGTCAACGCAATGATCTGGGGCGCGGCTCTGTGGGCAGTGCTGGCTCTGGTTCTTGTGACTCTTTGGGGAGTAATGCTGTGAAGGTCTATCAAGCAATTGCATCTGTCGCAGCAACGATGGCCGAATCCGGCATTGCAAAAGCCCGCAAGAATCAGGCGCAGGGCTACTCGTTTCGCGGCATCGACGATGTGTATAACGCGCTTGGCCCAGTGCTGGCTCGCAACGGACTGGTTGTGCTGCCGCGAACCCTGAGCCGCGAGTGCATAGAGCGCCAGACTGCAAAAGGATCGCCGCTGTTTTACGTCACTGTCGAAGTTGAGTTTGACTTCGTGTCGGCAGAGGATGGCAGCAAACACACCGTTAAGACATACGGCGAAGCGATGGATTCGGCAGACAAGGCCACCAACAAGGCCATGAGCGCGGCTTACAAGTACGCAGCAATGCAGGCGTTTTGCATCCCGACAGAAGGTGACAACGACGCGGACTTGCACACGCACGAAATCGCGCCTAAGCCTGCACAGCGCGTCAACGACGCGGAAGCGGCGCTCATCTTGGACAGCCTGCGCGAAGCCGCTGTGGACGGCCTGGAAGCGTTGCAGGCGCGGTTTAAGGCCATACCCAACTCACCCACAAAGACCAGCGTCTGGACGCAGCACCAGGCATCACTCAAATCCGCAGCCGAAAAGGTGACCGCATGAACACGCAGACCTATCCCAACAAACCGATGCGCCGCCGTGGCGATGTCTACCGTAGCGATGCTATTGGCGCGCTGCGCAACCTCGTTGATGTGGTGCGCAGGATGGATGCCGATTACGTAATGGCGCACCAGTGCAAGCCAGCAACGGGCGAAGACTTAGGCCGCGCCATGTGCCGTGCAGAGGACGCCCTGGACGAACTGGACGGGCGGCTGTGAACGACGCCGAGAAGTCTGCGTTCCTGTCGGCTCGCTGCGGCAAGCTCACGGCCAGCCGCATGCATCAAGCGCTGGACATGACAAGCAAAGGCGCTGAAGGCGCAAAGCGTCGAGCACTGAAGTACGAAATTCTTGCCGAGCGCATCACCGGCGACACGGTGCCGCACTTTGTCAATTCGTTCATGCAGTGGGGCATCGAGCAAGAGCCTGCCGCGAAGTCAGCATTTGAACTTGCAACGGGTCAGCTAATTGCGCCGTGCGGGACGATTGACCACCCAGAGATTGATTTGTTTGCAGCAACTCCAGACGGGTTCCTGCCTGGCGGCGTGATTGAGTTTAAGTGCCCGCAGACGACGACGCATGTGTCGTGGCTGCTTGCAGGCGGAGTGCCTGATCAGCACAAGCCACAAATCTTGGCCCAACTCGCTTGCACTGGCCGCGAGCATGCGGTGTTCGTCAGCTATGACCCGCGTGTGCGCGATCCGCGCAGGCAACTGCACATTGCCGAGTGGACGCCGGGACGGGAAGAGATAGAAGAAATTGAAGGACACGCCCGCAAGTTTCTAGCGGAAGTAGAAGCAATGTTTGAACAACTAACCACAGGGAAAGCAGCATGAGCGTCAAATTTGAAGCGTGCGCCAGGGGCGAGAAGTACACCACTCAATCCGGCGAGGAAAAGCAGAAATGGATTAAGTGCGGCGTGGTGGTTGAAGGAAAGAACGGCCTGTCGCTGAAGCTGGAGTCGATTCCAGTGAACTTTGACGGCTGGCTAACTTTCTTTGAGCCAAAGCCGCGTGACGATCCGCAACAACGTCCGCAGCCGCGTCGTCAGTCTGCGGGTTCGTATCAGGAGGACGTACCTTTTTGATCTGCAAGGCAGGCAAGGCGAGGCGGGGCACGGCGGGGATCGGATTGGCTACGCAAGGCAGGCGGGGCGAGTCAGGGCCAGGCAAGGCAAGGTGCGGCGAGTTGTAACAAGGCAGGCCGTTTTCAGCGGTCAGGGACAGCCCTGACCGATGCGAATGGCGCATCAACTTAGGAGAGTGACAGATGGCTACGACAAAGAGTGCAGAAATCGAAGTCCCGGAGATTCGACGCGAGCGACTCACCGTCAACGTGCTTGGTCGCACCCCGCTGATTCTTAATCGACTCAGCGAGAAAGTGCTGCATGAGCTGCTGATGCCGAAAGGCCGCAAGAACGCGGCAGAAAAGGCTAGCAGTTTGAAGCATGACCCGATGGCAGAGTTTCGCAGCTCACCGCACCGGATCAACGACGACAGCGCTGCGACCCTGTTGGCTATGCCCAGCACGGCATTCAAGGGCGCGCTCAGAACAGCAGCAATTGATGTGCCTGGCGCAGCTAAGTCGCAGATTGGCCGGCTGACGTTTATCGAGGGTGAATACATACAAATCTTTGGCGTCCCAAAGGTTCTGATGACGCCTGTGCGCAGCGCGGACATGAACCGCACACCGGACATCCGCACCCGCTGCATCGTTCCGCAGTGGGCCGCGACGATCCATGTGCATTTCGCGTCGTCAATCATCAAGACCACCAGCATCGTCAACCTGCTGACCCAGGCTGGGCTAACGATCGGTGTGGGCGATTGGCGTCCGGAGAAAGGCTCGGGAACTTTCGGCCAATTCGACATTGGCATGGCTGAAACCGATCCGGCGTTTGCGCAGGTTGTGAGTGCGGGCGGCAGGGCTGCGCAGATTGCGGCAATGGATGACCCGCAGTGCTACGACGATCAAACCGAGGAATTGATGGGTTGGTTCGATGTTGAGGTGAAGCGTCGCGGATTTAAGGTGGCTGCGTAATGGAAACGATCAGCGAGTGGCTTGACGAGATTGAGCGCGAGCGTCCCAACATCACGCCAGACGAACTGGTGGAGTTGGCGCAAGACCCCGACTGTCCGGCGCACAACTGCTTTGAGTGGGACAACGAAAAGGCGGGACACGCGCATCGCATCTGGCAGGCCCGCACGTTGTTGTCCCGCAGGGTTGTCATTACCACCGACAGCTACTCGCTGACCGTCCCCAGGTATGTGCGCAACCCCGAGGCGCAACCGTCAACGCAGAGCTATATCGCCACGCGCAGCATCAGCGTCGAGGATTTGCAGCACCAGACGCTGGCGCAGGAGTTTGCTCGCGCCCGCGCATTGCTGGAACGCACGCGGGAGCTGTCGCGGATGTTTGGGCTGATGCGCGAAGTGGATGAGATGGTGGAGCGCCTGGGGTTGATGAGCGCACGAGTTGTGCGTCGTCGGCCAGACGAGGATGGGCTGGCGGCGTAAGGCAGGCTGGGCACGGCATGGAGCGGCCTGGCGCGGCATGCCAAGGCGAGGCAGGCAGGGTACGGCGCGGCATGGCATGTCCGGTCAAGGCACCGCGAGGCTAGGCAGGCGCGGTGAGGCATGTCGAGGCGGGGCAAGGCGCGGTGGTGCCTGGTTGGGCAAGGCAGGCGCGGCATGGCAAGGCGCGGCGCGGCGCGGCGCGGCGGGGCGGGGCACGGCAGGCGAGGACTGGCATGGCCCGGTAACGCGGGGCACGGTGTGGCAGGCGAGGCCAGGTTAGGACGGGCGCCGACCGGATTGGTGGGGCACGGCAGGCGAGGCGAGGTTTGGCACGGCACGGCACGGCGAGGCGAGGCGACGTTTGGTCAGGCAGGCGAGGTGTGGCGGCATTTGGAAAGGAAAGGTAAGGCATGACAGGCATGACAGTTACACACAATTCCGAGCGCCTCTTGGAGCGTATAGCAGATATAGAACAGCGTTACCCGCGCGCTGCGCATAGGCCGCTGCGTGACCTGCTGGAAGCCTTGGCAACGCATTGCAACAACGGAGTGGAGCGGCCAGCCGTGCCAACTGTTATCGAGCGCATTGCAGAGCTCATTAACGAGCATGGGCCGCTCTCTTACCGAGAGTTGCACCAGCACATTGGCGGGCCGCCGGCAACCATCCACACCGCGTTGCGGCTTGCCTTAAAGAGCGGCGAGCTAGATGCGTACCACCCTCTCAACGAGCATGGCACGCCACACAAGTCCTACGTCTATATCACTCCTGGTTGGCGGGAATCGAACCAAGTTCAAAACGCAGTCAACACGCGCAGGCCGGACGTTGCGTCAGCGTGGTTGAGCAACCCGGTGCTGGCAGCATGAGCGATACGAGTCACTCGAAATTATCAGCAGAAGATAACTCGACGAAGGTGCCTACAAACCCGCAAATAACCCACGCAGACGGCTGTTGGTCGTGGGGGCCAGCGCACTACGCATGTGCGTGTGCAGAGATAGCCAAACTTCGCGGCTGGCATGCCCAAAGTGGGCAGGATCAAGCCCAATGACGCGCGACGACATCATCCGCATGGCGAGGCAAGCCGGAATCGGACAAACCGGACTTTGGTTTAGCTGCGTGGAGGAAGAGCTTGAACGATTCGCCGAGCTTGTCGCCGTTGCCGTAGACAACAAGTACAAATGGGATATTCATTCATGCGGGCCGACCTGCTCAAAAGTCGCTTGTGTGCGAACACGCAAAGCCGTCGAAGCTGAGCGAGAGGCGTGCGCTAGGCGACTAGACGAGCTTGGGAACGATCACTGCGCCGCTGCCATCCGCGCAAGGGGCAGGGAATGAGCGAGAACACGTTGATGCCAGCCGTGGCCGGCGAAGCGTACTGGCGCGATCCAGAGCAAGAGCGCCCGCCGCGTGGCGTGAAGCTGCTCATCCTCACCGATGGCGGCGTCGCAGTTATTGGTGATTGGCTGGACGACAGCAACTTCGTAGCCTGGTCGCCTTTGCCGAAGCGTCCAGGGAGCACGCGATGATTCTGAGCATAGAAGAGTTGCAAACGCTAACGGGGCGCAAGATGAACAGCGCACAGGCTAGAGAATTGCGTGCCCTGGGCGTGCCGTTTCGCAGGCGCACAGACGGAACAATAGTCGTCTTTAGGAGGGATGTGGAACATGCGCCCGAGAAAACTGCAGCGCCATCTCCCCGCCTGCGTCTACCTGAAACACGGGGCGTATTGGTACGTTAAGAAAGGCAAGTGGCTGCGGCTAGGCACTGACCTCGATCAGTCGCTTGCAGAGTACGCACGCCTGCAGCAGCAAAAGCTAGGCGGCATGCCCGCATTGATTCAAGAGGCGCTGCCGACTATTTTGCGCGGCAAGGCCAAGGAAACGATTAAGCAATACACTTTTTGCGCAGTCAAGCTGCAAGACATCTTTGCAGACTTCGCCCCACACCAAGTGACGCCGCGGGATGTCGCGCAAATGCGCAGGGCGTTTGTAGCCACGCCGGCGGTGGCAAACAGGCTGATTACTGTCCTGAAGTTGATATTTAACTACGGACTGGAAGAGCAGCTTGTCGAATCAAACCCCTGCATTGCAATCAAACGGATTAAGCAGGAAGCGCGCACCAGGCGAATTACTCAATCCGAGTTTGACGCTATACGCGAGCAAGCCAGGCCGTTGCTGCGCGTGGTGATGGACTTGTGTTACGCGACGGGGCAGCGCATCGGTGACGTACTGAAAATTGGACGCGACGACATTAGCGAGGAAGGGATTTTTGTTCAGCAGCAAAAGACGAAAAGCAGGCTGCTGCTGTCTTGGACGCCCGAGCTTCGCACTGCGGTGGCCGACGCCAGGGCGCTGCACCGAAATGTGGTGCACATCTACCTGCTGGGCGCAAAGCCGCCGGCGTACCACATGATTCACAAGCAGTGGACAGTGGCTTGCGAGAAGGCCGGAGTGCTGGACGCCAACCTGCACGATCTGCGAGCGATGAGCGGAACCGACGCCGACGCCCAGGGCATTGATGCGCAAAAACTGCTTGGCCATGCGGACGCCAAAGTGACCAGGCGCTACCTGCGGGACAAGGTTGTGCCCGTCGTCATCGGCCCCAGCAAGACCGCAAAACGCTGAAAGTATTAGACAGCTTTTGGATTTGTTAGACAACGACGCCCGAAGACCCGCATGGATAGCCGATCTACGTCTTGGTAAGGTACTCGGTCATTCGCTACAAAATCGCCCGCTAGGCCGCACACAAAGCCGATCTAGCGCTCGCGGTGTCTAAGAAACGGGGCAAGCTTGGCTGTAGCGAAATGCGGTGAAAATAGGGGCGGTTTTGCGAGTATTGGACAGCTTGGCGGCGGCTATTTGGCCTCCATCCACAGCCCAACATTGGCCAGCGCGTACCCGGCAAACGCCAGTGCCAGGCCGGGCTGGCCGGAGCGGTACAGGTCGGTGGCGATGACTGCGTAGACGACGCCGACGGCGGCGATCAGGGCGGCGCTCATCGGATCGGCTGGCCGTTGCGCTCTAGGATGTTCAGCAAGCCCTCGTTGCCGGGGAACACGACGAAGTTGCTGGTGCCTGATCCTGTGCCGCGTGAGCCGCCGTCCAGGTAGCGGATGCCGGGGATGCCAAGTTCCTGCAAACGCCTAGACGCCGCCAGCGCTTCTGCGTTGTTTCTCATTGCGTTAGACGCGCTCCTATCGCCTTGCATTCGAGCCTCAAACATCAACTCTCTGTAGGCCTGCTCGCCAGTGCTTGCGCCGCCGCCAATGCGTTTGCGTTCCTGTTCAATCAGGCTTCTTACCCCCGGTGCCTGCTCACTCAGCGGCTTGTCCCAGTCCAGCATCTTGGCGATCTGGTCGTCGGGCAGGTCGACTTTGTAGAGTGACGGGTCTTGTATTTTTACCGCCGGCAGCGGCATCCCGCTATTCAGGATATCCCGCACTTCTTGTGACTGGAAAGGGCTTGCGAGTGCATCAGCGCGATTTCGATTGCTGAGGTGCAACAACGCCGCTGCTTGATGTTCTGGTTTGTCCCAATCGAGAGGCTGGCGCCCATTGGGTGTATCAATCTGATAAACGCGCCCCGTATTTTTCTGGTACATACGGGCAACCTCCGGCGACTCAGCCAAATACAGCCCATGCCCGTAAACCTGCGCACCTTCGCCCGTGCCGATCTTGCTGGCGTCGAACCTGTCGAACTTGTGCGGCGAGCCGTGCCACACAATGGCCCCAGCTTGATTCCTTGCGTAACCCTTTGGGAGAGCGCCGCCGGCCTGGTTGCCAAGCAACCCCATTGCCGGAAACGCAGCATTTAGCGCAAAGCGCCCTGCGTCATATCCAGAGCCGCTGCCCAGCAGCCCAAGTTTCCCCAACAGGACATCGCCGGGCGACGCCGCTTTGCCGGTAACTGCCCGCAGCGCAGCACCGACGGGGCTTTGCATGTTGTTGATGCCGGACTGCACCGCATCGGCAATCCCAACGGGCGTGACATCCAAAAGCCCGCGCAAAGCGCCAAGCCCTAACTGGCGGCGGCTTGTCTGCGGGACATAGTTTGGCGACATGACCGAGCCGGCTATGGGATCGGCTGGCACATCACCAGGCGCTGCACGCCGCAGAAGTTGTTCTAGCCACCCCATATCAAACCTCCATTAGCTCGCCACGAAACTCGACCACACCCTCTTCCACCACGTTGACCACCTCGGGCCACAGCAGGCGGCCACCGCGCCAGGTCATCACCACAAACCCGCTGCGCCAGTCGGCGGGCGAATCCTCCCGGTACATGAACGCCGGCCAATCCGGCTCGGCCAGCATCCCGGTGTCAACTCCGTATGCGGTGCGCTTGTCTGCGTATGCCGAAATAGGCATAACCTTCAGGCTGTGCAGGTGGCCGGTGACGAACGACATACCCATTGAGCCGCGCACGTTGTTGGCAGGTGCGTACATGCCGCCTCGGTAGCGGTGCTTGATAACCGTGTCGTCGTTCACCCTTAGCGACCAGCAGAATTGCCACTCTGGGAACAGCGTGCGCAAGTCCAGGCCAGGCATGTCTGCCAACTGCGGGGCTTGGGTGGCCAAGTAGGTATGCAGCCGGATGTCATGGTTGCCTAGCGTCCAGATGCGCAGTGCACCCTTGGATAACTCGGCAATCTCCGTCAGCCGCTCCTGACATGCGCGCAGTTCTGCGGCAGGTGTGTGCGGCTTTTCGCCAAAAATCGCCGGGTGCCGGCTGATGCTTGCACCGTCCAGCGCGTCGCCGTTGCACACCACCAGCGCGGGGCGCAACTCGGGCAGCAACTTCAGCAGGGCACGGTTAGCAGTTGAGATACAGTCGGGCTGAAAGTGGGCGTCCGAGAACACCACCGCACGCCCGTCTGTGATCGTTGTGCTGATGCGTCCGATGCTGCGCTCTACCATCGCCCTTGTTGGAAGGCCTTGTGCATCCATGGCCGACTTGGCCGGAGCAACGCCGACAGCACGCATGCGCGTCACCATTGCGCGCGTGGACATACCAAACTTTGCTGCCAGTTTTGCTGGGCTTTTGGTTTCGCGTAAAGCCTCCAGCAACTGCTCATCCGTGAACTTGCGCACAGCCATCAGGCACCCATCTCGCCCGCAGGCTCTAGCACTTCAATCGTTTCGATCATGCCAACAGGGATCTCGGTGACATGCGCGTGGCCGCCATCGGTGAGCGTGGCCACCACCTGGCACCAGTTTTCATCTAGGTGCACAAGCCAGCCCACAGTGAGGCAGATGTGCATGGCCTTGCCTTTGGGCGGCTTGGGTTGCTGGCCTTCTTGCCAGTGCGGGGATGTCGACATTGCTGCGTCCGTCCACTTCACCCGCACCATCGCCGCAGGCTTAGATCCGCTTTTTTTCTTCTTGCTCGTAGTCACGCGCACAGAACTCCAAAAGCTCAGAAACCCGCAGCAAAGCGGAGCCAGCTCGCAACGCGGTGATCCGCATGCCAATGGGCACCGGGCCATCGCAAGCCACTTGAATGTCGAACGTCGGCCCTTGCGCTTGGGCCGGAACCATCGCAGCCACAAACGCAAAAGCGGCTTTCATGGCTGATCGCTAATGGGCGTTGCGCCCAGCCCTCTGGAGCGGCTTGTAGTGAACGAGGAACCAAGCCAGAAGCCCGCCACAGCGCCCAAGACGCCTGTGACGACGCTCGATGCAATGGCTGCACGTAGTTCGCTGGTGAACCCATCCCCGCCCGTCAGTACCGCGTACACGGTGCCGTAGAGAAGCGGCAGCAGGGCGAGACTGATCCAGAACGCCGGCATGCGGATAAAGCTGGCCCCGTCTGCCGCAGTCCTTGCAGAGAACTCGCGTGCGGCACTGATGCCGCCGCCAATCTCCTGCAGCTCGTACCACATGGCCTGCACGGCTTCCGTCGCCTGCTTGCGCATCTGCGGATCGGCCTGCACGGTTTCAACAGCGGCCTGCAGGTTGGCCGTGTTGGTGGCCGCAATCACTGTCTCGGCTACCTTCTGCGCGATGGCCGCCGTCTTATCTGTTCGCGGCCCAGATCCAAACAGCTTGGCAATCTCGGGGATGGCAGAGATAAGGCTCGGCATGAGCGCCGCGACGATTGGGGCCATGGGTTGTTCCACGTGGAGCGCAGCGACGGGCTGCATGGGTGGGAAGTCGCCAACATCCGGCACGCTGGCGGGTGGCGTATTAACGGCGGGCGTTATATCCGTTTGGATAAACAGCGCACGCTCTGCGGCACGCCTGCGCACTAAGCCAGGCAGTTGCTTGCCAGCGGCATACGTCCAGCGTGCAAACTGCTCGGCAGCACCCGCGTAGTTGTGGGCATTCAGCAGGCGCAGCAAGGTGGACTTGCGCAGGGCTTCCGCGCCCAGGTTGTAGGCAAAACTGACCAGTGCGGCGAACTGGTTGGTGTTGAGCGGCACCCGCACCATGCGCTCGACATCGCGCTCGAACGCCCGTAGATCACTGCGCAGATACTCTTCCGCCTGCTCTGCGGTGATCTGCTCGCCCATCTGCACCTTGTAGCCCGTGGGATACACGGTAGTGCCGTAACCAATGGTGGCAACGCCTGCGGGGCACCGATACGCACGCAGCCGCAGCCCCTCGAACTCCTTGATGAGTTCGACGCCGGCCTGGTTGGTGAACATCGGCTACTTGATGAACTTGGCACCAAACTGCGCGAGCGTAAATAGCACTAACGCAGCAAGCCACACGCCGACGCCACGGTTTATCCACTGGTCAACCTTGCGATCGGTTTTGACAATGGCCGCTTCGTTGACTGCGATTTTCGTCTCGCAGGCACCGATGCGCTCACCTTGTGTCGTCTGGCGCTCTTCGATCAGCACCAAGCGCATTACCGCGTCGGTGAGCTTGTCTACCTTGGCTTCCAAGCGCAGGAAATCGGGATCGGCAGTCATGCTGCCTCCAGAGCGGCAACGCGGGCACGCAGCGACTGCAGCTCGGCAACGATGTTGGCGATGAACTCGGCGCTGCCGTACTCCATGCTCTGATATCTAGGCGAACCGTCGTCGTTCACCGCGTCTTTTTCGCCGCACACACTGCGAGGCGCAACTTGTGCAACCTCATGCGCAATGAATCCGACCCCTTGGGAGCCGTCACCAACCCATGTCCATGTCTTTGGCTGCAAAGCATCAATAAACGCGCCGCTGCCAGTCAACGGTTGCGGGCTGCTCTTTAGGCGGTAGTCCGATGCGGAGTTGTATGAAGTTGTTGCGCCGTTAAGCGAAACCGAACCCGAATACACGGTGGATGTGCCGATATTCGCGTAGAAATCCATCGCAGCACCGACATTGTTCCAAGTCCCAGTCGCAATGCCGACGTTTGATGCGCTGGTTGGGATCAGTTTTGCGTTTGCAGATGAGCCGCCGAATGTTGTTGTTGCGGTGCCAAGCAAAAACTGCCCGTCAGTTGAGAATCGAGCGCGCTCCGGACTTCCATTTCCAACGTAAACAATTAGCGGGAGCGCCGTGCCCGACCCGGTATTTCCAGACGTTAGTGCAGCGTTTCCAGAAGAAATGCCCAATGTGGTGAAAGCAGCATTGGTCGGGTTTGAGTTGTTAAACGCAGTAACTGCGGCTACTGAGCCAGTGCCATTGGGCAGTACGCTTACGCCCGTTGCGTCGTTTGTCGTGCTGGTTTGAAACGCAGTGCGGTTTGCCAGCGTGGCGTTGCTGAAGTCGCCCTGTATCCGCGCGCCCGTTGCGCTGAACGTGTAGGTGGTGGCCGATGTACCTGCG